GCGGACCAGTACTTCCGGGAGGTCCAGCCACAGTTGAGTCGGCACCTGGAGGTCCGGGATCGCCTTGCGGACCTTGCGGGCCGGCTGGACCCGGCGGACCGGGAGGACCAACTGTTCCATTGCCACCTCCTCCACCAGTCAGTTCTTGGCCGTTGACATAGATCTTTCCTTCGAGGTTGATCGAACCCATGCCTGGGTCGCCACCGACCGGCGCGCCAACGGTTACGCCCTGGTCGACACCGAGTCGAACTTGCATGGTACTTGCGAGTGGGTCGCTAGTTTCGACCATGACTCGCGAGCCGTGCTGATTTATGCGACTCCGGCCGAGTTCGACTCGGAATACTTGGCCTGGTGCAGTCGGAAGATCATTCCCTCCGGACATTGGCTAGGTTCCTGTCTTCGGTGTGGGTATTCCGTACACGGTCCACGAGCCAGTGACTAGAAAATTCGTTGGTGCGATGGTGAAGTCTATGTTATTTCCGGGGAACCAACGGAATGTTGTCGCTCGTTTCGGCGGGCCTGGCGGAATAGTGGCTTCGGTGTTCATGGTTTCGTATATGGTCGAGATCTGCCACGAGAAGCCTGGGGGATCGACTACAACGAACGACCCACTGACCCGGCCCTGTGTATAGGCATAAAATCCGGTTGAACCGGGATATATACTGACTTCGGCCCAGATTGCCTGCATTGCGTCGGCGCCGTTTGACGACATGCCGTACATAATGGGCATGGTCGCGTCTTGGACGAAGTTCTCGCCATATAAAGTCTGCTGAAAGATCGATACGCCTCTGTAGGTGTCGTTGTTGTTCATGTCGATGGCGAATGACTGGCCGTTGTCGAAGCTATATGCGGCCGAGAATGCGTCTGGTACTTGGAAGGTGGCGTCCCAAAGCGACAAATGGAATTTCGAATAACCGGCCGGGAGCGAAATATCGACATGTGGAACTGGGTTTACGATTGTTCTGCTGTCGAGAAGCTGCGGCCCTGTGCTGGAGTATACGGTTCCTTCGACATTGAGCGTGCCTGGCCCCATGTCGCCACCGACCGGATTGCCGACAACAACACCTTGATTGACATATAGGCGGCGGATAAGAGGATACGTCGTTAGTGGCGCGCTGGTTTGGATTTCGACATCGGCTCCGTTCGTCACGAGTTGGCCGACGCCCGCGTCAGTACGCATTGCGGTGTCGGGCCAGTATGGGTCGGTCGGTAATGTCGGAATGGGATCAGTCATGCTGACATTTGCATCCAACGGGGACCGGACGTCGGTCGTCTCAGCTTACGTTTCGGGGTCTTCTTCTTCTTGGTCTTCCGCCGGGCTTGGGTTTGGTCGTACCAGTTGAGTCCGGTGGCGCTGCTGATGGTATCTGATTTTCGGAACTCGCCTCGGGTCTGTTTTCGGAGTCCGCCGTTTTCGAGGACAACCGTTCCAAAACGTTGGGTCTCGATTGGCGCGTGAGTCTGTCCCGACCGAAGCCAGAGCTTAAACTCCGGCATAGACATCTGAACCACCGCACCAAGACGTTTTGGTCCCATGCCATCGGAGTTCGCCCTTAAATAGTCGCGAAGGGCCGACTTTAGATCATTATATCCAAGAAAGATCTTGTGCTCGTCGAAGCCTTTGATCTTTTTCTTTTTCTTGCCGAGCTTGTTTTGATCGCTTACAAATACTGTACCAGACTCGAGATCTTTTCCAATAAGAACATCAAGCTGATCGCCGTCAGCACCAACAGTACCCCGAATGTAACCATAAGCAGCAGGCAGCTTAGTGCTCCAAGCAACAACGTTCCCGTCTCGGTGCCCGCGAATACTGCCAGGAGAATTCTCGATCGAAATGGGAAGTCCTTGGAATGAAATATGTCCCTTCGGATAGTTTCCAGCATGAAGCCTCGCATTGGAGTTGTCATGAAGGTCACCGGACGCGTCGGAATTCGCCTGAGCCATTTGTTCCGGGGTGACTTTGGTCATGTCGACGTAACCGCCGAGCTTCTTTGCGGTCGTGGTTTGCGAAGCGGGCTTTTCGACTTGAGTTTTCGCGCCTGGGGTTTTGGCACCTCGCTGGGGCTGATTCTGGGTTGCCGACGGGGGCCTACTCCCCGGCTTCCCGTCGCCTGCCCCAGCGGGTGGGCCATCTCCGCCTGGCATCGGTAGAGCGTGGCCAGCGACAGCAGAGGACAGAGGCACGACTGTCGCCCCAATGTAGATCATATGAGTGTCGCCGTCGGGCGTTGGTTCTAGACCCAGCTCGTTTCGCGCCTCATTGATCGTGATCTCGCCGTTTTTGATCCTCATGTCGTGTATTTTCGCCTGTTTCTCTTCGTCCGGTTCCGGCCGGGGAAGGAAGACGAACTCGACATCATCGTATCCGAAACGCTCCTGTATGATGGGGTCCATCACACAGTCTTTCCAATACGACATAAGCGGATATAGACCCTCTTCTTCGGCCATCTGCTGGGCGTTCTGTGCGGTCGCCCGGTTGAGCATCTTAATAAAAGGGGCAGGACTTACGGAATACGCATAGCACGCCAGCCGGATTAAGTTCTCGTCCCGCTCGGACCATAAACTTTCGCCAGACGAGTTCTTGATGTCGAAAGGTTTCATGCCACCGGGCAGAAATCTGACTTTCGACTTGAGTCGGAGGTTGCCGCTCAACAAGGCGTCGAAATGCGCCTGGAACATTGCTATTTGCCGCGGAGTCCATGCGTCCGGCACCGTGACTATGAGATCCGGTATGGTGCCGTCTTGCCAGAAATTTAGTTGATAAAAGTTCTTTCTTATGGCTTCCGACGCCTGAACCAAGATCTGCTCGGTTGCGGGATAACCATACATCGGTTGATCTGGTCTGGGTCTCATGGGAACGTACATGAGTTCCGACTCGTCCAAGTCGATCATCGGCTGGCCTTTGATGATCTGCTGAAAGGCCGGTTGACGTTTTAAGTAGTCTATTGCGCCATCGCTGCTAAAGTCAACGATAGTGTCAGGAGTCCGCCCAGCATCATCAATGAGTGGGAAAATTGTTGCGCCGTCAATGACTTCCGCCGTAAGTGGGCGTCCAGCACGATCGCGACTGAAATAGATACAAGGAGCATCGAGTTCAAGTAGATCATAAGTCAGCTTTCGACTCCATTGGGCGTAGTGTAGTCTGCCGTCGGGTCGCTTGAAGAACTTGGTCATGTGGTCGACCGCATGGCCGCGACTCCGTGGTCGATCCGTATTTTGTATCGTCCACGGGATGCGAAGCAGCTGGTCTTGACGCGTGGCGATAATTGTTGACAATACGCCCCAAGTTCGGGCCATTCCCCGCAACATAGCCATTGTCTCGACTCGTTGGGGTATATAATTAATGTTATAGCCAACAGGATAATCCCACTCGCGCGGGCGAGTCTGATTCGGTGGTCCGAACGGCCACACTGGCTGAAATGGCGAAAACCAGTTCGCCTCCATATCGACATCATCAACCCACGGAACTGGTTCTTCAGGACGTTCGTTTAGATACTTTGAGTCTTTTATCGGGCCGCCAACATTACCCGGAGCAGGTAGTCCAGTCGCGCCCCCATATGATCTTGAGCCTGGGGTGTAGCCTGGATGTCGATAAGCATCGCCTGCAAAAGGTGGAGATTGTTGATTACGAGGCGGGCTATAAGGGCCAGGGCGACCCATGTTGCCGCCGCTAGGATTGATTGGGCTGCCCTGACCAGTGTAGCGAGTGGCTTTTGACATTTCCTGTCGGAATTCATCGAAACTCATTCCAGCCAAGGCAGGCTCCAGTCGATGATTGTTCGAGAAAATGGCCGACGACAACTAAGACGCCGGCCACCCGGTTTTTATGATGGTGGTGTCGTAGTTGGAGGCGATGCGGGCGGCGCTACGACAACCGGACCCACGCCTGGATAATTTACGATGATATAGGGCGGGACCGTAATTGGCTGAACCGGCCAACCGGCACTTCCAGCGGGAGGCGGAACGACTGTAGTCGGATCACCAGGGCTCGGCGGTGTTGGCGGAGTCAAGCCCGGCGGTACGTCCGGTGGGATTATTGGACCACCCCCGATGCCCGGAGGCATTCCAGGTCCGGGCGGATTAAATCCGGGTGGTCCCCAGATTGGATGGATGGGAACTCCGCCGGACGGCGGTGGAGTCGTCCCCGGACCACCTGGCATTGGGCCGCCACCGACGCTGAGTCCCGTCAAACTCGCGTCGCCGATAAAGACGACTCGTTGCGTGGTTCTGTTTAGAAGATCGTAAAGGACTCCGTCTAGAGTCACACCTACGGCTGCCATAATATCCTGCTTTCTGTTATGGGTTTACTTCCTGCTCGGGACCGGTCTCTTCGCCGATGTCCTCTTTGGCTTCCTCGGTTCCGTCGTCGGGTTCCTTTACGGGACTTCCGGCTGCGTCGGGATCGGGATGCGGTGGATTGACCGGACCACCTGGCACTTGATTCTGGCTCTGGTCTGCGTCTGTTCCGCCTGACATTGTTCTGTCCTCCTGTTGTCGGTTAACTTCGCGCTTGATAAAAAGAGGAGAGTTGGGGAAGTCATGCCAACCCCAATGGCCCCCGACTCTCCCAAGTTTACCCTGGAAACGAATGACTTGTTACTAGTCTGTCAATGGCACTGAGGATGCCAAACAGAAACACCATCAGTAATGCGGGAAACCAGAACGGGCTTTCCACAGTGCGCGCAATTATTCGACTCATGATCGTAACTACGTAGCGTGCTTTCGTAGAGTTCCGTAAGTTCGTTATTAATCGTGTCCTCTCTTGATATAACGTTATGACTGAAGCGATTATGAAATTCATGGTCTTCTGCGGTGACTTCGTTCCGAGTCTCTTCGGCTATCTGCCGAGCAACCTCGGAATAGTATTGAACTAGGTTTTTGCCGGGTGCGGTTGTTGTCCACTGTTCGCGCGCGAGGGCTAAGGCACAGACGCAGTCGTCGTGGAGACCCTCGGGTGCAGAATAACGAACGCCTGTTCGGGTATATTGGTACTCAAAGGACTCCAGTTCCATACGTATTGGTCCGTCGGGGAACGTAATATCTCGGCCTTGAATTGAAACGGCGAGTCCTTCCATAAGTCTCTGCTTCGCAACCTGCGAGAATAGATAGCCCTGGAAGTTGCCATGCCCGACTTGAAGCTCTTCGAGCACCGGGTCGCCGAGGCCAGTCGAGTCAACGAGCGCCGGTACGTCTTCGCCGACAATTTCGTGGATACGCCGTATACTTTCGCGCCAGGGTAGACCCTGCCAACGCTGAAATACACAGGTTCGCCCCTCAGCATCGAGACCAACAACGACAAGCCAGTCACGTTTCTTCGCGAGATCAACACCGAATGCCGCAGGCGGAGCATCGGATAGACGACCGATGCAACGTTGTATGTGGTCAAGGCCAAATGGATTGCCCGCGTCTTCCGACGCCTCGGCCATATACAACTCACGGAAGACCTCTTCCGGTAAGGTCAGTTTGGCGTCTTCGAGTTCCGACTGCTTGATAACTCCCGCCTCAATCGCGTCAAGTACAGTAATCTTGATGTACGATGCGCCAGGCCAGGAACCCGACTCGGCGAGTCTGGCGAGGTGGTAGAACCAGTTCTTGCGTCCTTTGACGTTCCCAATGAACCGAACGGGGGCGTTGGTCGCGGTGACTGTCGACCGGAGTGCGTGCCAACTCTCTTCTTTGACACGGCTGGCCTCGTCAACTATTGCGGAGTAGACATCCTCGCCGTAGAGTGAGTCGGGATTGTCGCCGGATTTGAACCAGATCATCGCGCCATTTGCAAGAGTCACAGTCGGAGTCGGACTGTCCCTGCTGACGAATGACCCTCGGGTGAGATTGTTCTTGATGCGTCTGTAGGCGATCTCTGCTTGGGAACTCACTGGGGCGACCCACCAGTAATTCTGTCCCGACTGCCCAGCGAATGCCTTCTCTAAGATCCAGGCGATCGCGCCGACAGTCTTTCCGGCTTTCGTGCTGGCCTCGCACAGGATATAGCGATAGTCATCGAAGAATGCCGCCGACTGTTTCTTGTATAATTTGGGCCGGATGTATTCCACGCTAGTGGACTCCGAATCCCGACAACAAGAGGCTCAGAAAGTAAAGCGCGAAACCTAGTGGCATCCAGCCGACCCAAGGTTCGGGTGCGCGGAATGTCGCTAACAATTCGCAGATCGTGGCGAGGAGGATAAGGACTAAACCGACCATCGGAACCCCCTGTGGTCAGTGATGTGAGTCCCGTATTGGGCCGCGGTCAAAAAAAGACCTGAGCGGAATCGAAATCCCGTCAGGTCTAGTTAGGACCGCGTAACCCACGATACAACACCCGAAGTGCTGCTAACGTCCGCTGTCACCTGGGGGGTGTCTCCGGGGGAAGTAGGAGACTGTAGTCGGTAACAGCGCACACGCAACACGATGAGCGTAACTCCTATAATGGGGCATCCTTATCGGAGGTCAAGGTATTTCGCTAGGTTTTTGAACCATTTAGCGAGAAAGACCCCGACCGGGCATACGATCAGCGCCGGATACCGACTCGCGCCGGGCACCCTGCCGACCCTAGTCACTCGCGCCGACCCTGGTCAGTTGTTGTCTTGCATCCACAGATCTATGTCGCGTAGGACTCGCTTGTCGGTTCGCTTTATGATCTGTTGTAGTCCCTCAGCGTGCCAGGTTTTGACATGATAGGGCGACGTATGCAGCAGGGTCGATATGCGTTTCCACGAATATAAATGCCTGTAGTTGATTGGATGCACTAGAGATCTGACGTGTACGACGCGCCGAATAAAGGGCTTGTCGATTATGTTCGGGAGAAGGAGGATTTTGTCGACCATTGCGACTTCGTGTTTCGCCGGGGCAGCGGCCCGGATTGGGAGTCTGCCTCGGAAGTCAGTTACCTCGCGCTGGTCCTGATTGTACTCGGGCCATATTACATGGGGATCTGCTGGTCGTATCCTGGGCTCGGGCATAGCAATGAGTCTAGCCCCGGCCCATTCGAGCCAGTCCTGGATTTGGTCTCCGCACTGCATAGCGACCCTCTTGTGGTCGCCATCAGTTGCCGGTACTACAACGTGATCGGACCTGTCTCAGACCATTGAAAGAGCTTTACGTCACTTGGTAGCAAGAGGCCGAGCTTGGGGGTTGGCGAGTCCGGTGTCAGTCGCTTCACGACTACTAATGGCTCAGTTATTCGACTAAGTGCCAGTTCTACGACTGGGCAATATAAGTCTCTGAGTTTCTGGATGGCGTCGGGAATCCAAGTGTATTTTACTTCGATCACCCACGTCAGTCCTAGTTCGTTGTCGTGGAGTAGTATATCTGGGCTACATGCCCCTGTTGAATTGTCGTCAAGCGTATAGAAGAACCAAGGATTGTGTTCGATTTCGAAGTCCCTATACTTGAACAACGAGGTGATTTCTTTTAGTAGTCGCCTTTCGTAGCGCAGACCCAAGACGATGCCGGGCTGTTGGCTACGACTTGGTTTGTAGACCCGTGGTGCGCGCTGGGCTCTAATTACGGTCATAATCCTAGTCGCGTCTGTCTTCGGGCGTGATGTCGATAACCTCTGGTTCGTCCTTGAGCTGGTTCGGACCCATGTTGAAAGTCACTTGCATGGGCGGTTGCGCGATTGGTGTCGCCTGGCGCGGAGGAGCGACTGTGCGATCAGAACCCGCGGTTGCAAGCTGACGTAGCTCAGCCACAGGAATAGTTTTGAGAGACGTGGGGTCTTCGAGGCGCTCGATAATCTCATCAGTCGCGAGCTGAGCGATGTCGATCCAGGTTTCTTGTAGGGTTTGGGCTTGGTCGATTGTGGTCTCATGCACCTGGTCCTCGTAGTAGGCGACGAGGTTTGTAAAGGCCGGGTCTTTCATTAAGTCCCGAACCCGCTGGGGAGTTCTGCCGACAAGTGCTGCCACTTCGACGGCGGACTTGCCCTGTGCCATCTCGCGCGCGATCCGGTGGTGACTCGCACGGAGCTTTTGTAAAACTGGGGCCGCTACACGAGCCTTGGGTTGTGTTGCGAGTTCCATAATATCTTCGTGAGTCAGCTCTCGCTCGACGGTCATGATTAGGGTCGCACCAGGTCGGCCCCGTGCGGGAAGAATGTCGCCGATAGGCATGTGTCGCCTCCGTTATGCTGCTTTCGGAAGCGGGTTATTTGCGGTCAGATTTTGAGTCTCTTGATTGTTCCACCAGATCTTGGGCCGTCTGACTTCCATTCGCCACTCGGTAACTGACAACAGATTCCGCGGGGCGTTTTGGGGGACATTAGGTAGCGTGTTCTGGCGCGTGTTCTGGCGCAAGGCGATTTTTGGGTTAGTTATTAGTTTCTCGTCCATTGTATTGACTTTCGAGTGGGCGGGGTTGGCCTTGGTACGATTTGGCGATTTGGCGATTTGGGACTCATAGTCTATTGTATGTCTTTGAAAAAGTTTGAAATTTTGTGTGAGGGGTATGTGCGGGCCGGCCGGACCACAACCTTGAGGGGTCCCACGTAGTCGGGTGGGGCTACCTCAGGTTGTGGTAGTGACACAACGCAGTGTCACTTAGTGACGGACTATAAGAAACGCTAACAGTGTGCTAACTACACTAGTGACACAAGCAACAGTCACCATCGTTGCACTACCCCAGAATGACCAGAACAAGTCGGGTTCTGTCACTAACTCACACAAGTTACCGCCAATGAAACAAGTCACTACCAGAACCGCTAACGCGGCAACTTTCATTTCTTCAGTCATGTGTCACTACCTTAAGTCAGAGAAACGGGAGCGGCACGATTGCCGCTCCCGAGTAGATGAAGTCTTACAACGTGACTTCGATTGCCTCCGCTTCCGTTGCCTTGTCACTCTTGCGAGCAACGAACAACTGCCGATCCTTAAGTACCTCAGCCAGTGCCTTTTCTACCCATGCCTTACCGGCATCGGTAGGCCGCATCTTTTTGACTGTGGCATCAATCACCGCTTGCGTAGCATCGGGCTTCTGTGCGCGCACTAGAGTCGTGCAATGTTCAACGAAGCGGTGTTCGGCCTCATCTTCAGCGGGCGTATCGTTGCGCTCCCGCTTTGGCTTATAGGCTCCGTTGCAAGCCGACTCGACTCCCGCTTGCGCGGCTGCCGTACGCTGTTCAGCGTTAGCAGTCGGGTTAGCCTTATCGAAAGCCTTTAGAACCGCTTGCGCGACTCGCATGGCATGCCCGTAGTACGCGCGCACCATGTTATCGACATCGGTAGCAGTCGGAACCGGTAGATTGCACAAGATCGCGTTGCCCGTATCCCCAGAGATGGGAACGGCAACGTTCGACTCATACGTAGCGAAACCGCTTGCCGCGCCTCCGCTAATCCATTGATCCTGACTCACGGCAACAAACGGAACCGGAGGCGACTCAGGAGTCGGAACCTGTTCGGGAGTCTGTTCGCCGTTACCGTTACGCTGTCCTTGTGCCATTGTTCTATCCTTTCAAATGGCGTGGGTTAGTTACGCTAGTCCACAAGGCAACAGGAGCAACGGCAGGATTGCCGCGCCTCGCCTATCGGCTTGCGGTAGGGTTAGGGATTTTAACTGCCGCTTGCGCGGGGTCTACCCTGCGCCTCATCTAGGAGGCTTCCGTTGTGGTGCAACACCTCACAACCATCTCCTTTTTAAAGGAAGCCAGTCCCAAAAGCAATAGCTTTTTTGCATAGGCTGCATCTTTTTTCGCCTTAGCGACTGCCGCCCGACAGCCGGCCGGCCGGGGGCCGGCGTCGGCAGGACCGGACTCACAGGTGAGTCGTATACCGGCGCACGCGCACGCGCATGGGAGGCGGTCTGTGTGTCGCGATTTCATGGCTCTCGTGCGTCGCCCGTGCAAAAAAAAAATTTTTTTCTCCTCAAGTCAAATGGGATGGTCCGGACTCATGTGGTGAGTCCACTAACCGCGCGCATGGTATGCCTGTTACCACATGAGGAACGTATGCCTCTTGCTATGCGACGTTGATGCTTACGTCGATGCTTATGTTGTAGATCACCTGAAAAGTTACGTATGTGTGAGGCACAGGTATGCCTCTTGCGTTACGGCCTAGCGACGCAAGAGTCTAGTCAAGTCTAATATTCTATAAAAAAAAAAAATATAATAAATATAGTCCCTAAGCCCCGCCCAAGAGGCATACAACCCCCGACTCCCTCCAGATACACAACTTTTCA